AACTATTTGTTGAGAAAACCATTTAGACCTTGCCCTTTTTTGTAGTGGAGTTAATCCTTTTTTTAAATTCGTGGGCAGTTGTGCTAATGTATAAATAGAGGTATCATTAGCACATTCCGTTATTGTAGTATTGGCTGTATTGCCAAAATGATTATTTTTGTTCAACGATATTCAATTTTAGGGACTGCAATCCCGTAATTAATTAACCGAAACTTGCCCGTTTCGGTTTTTTTGTGCCTTATATTAATTTTTCGGGCATTTAGCCCTCAAAATTAAACCCGATTTTTTCCCCTTCAGATTGTCCGCAGTTTAGAAAATAAGGGCGCATTTTGGTTATTTGCACCCTTTTCTGCGTTTTAAACGTCAGGGTTGTCGTTGTCATCGGGTAGGACAGTGCGACAAGCAAATATAAATCAATCTAACAACTTGCACAACTTATTTATAAACAAATGGTGGATAAGCATAAAAAAAACCTATTAAATAGGTTTTTTAGGTTTGATTATGTGTATAGTTTCAATGAAACATTCCGCTTATATTTTTGACTGGCTTTCTGATTTTAAATGGATAATAAGTATTAGCAAGTGCGTCAAACTCATCAATAGACCTACCTAAACGACTTTTGATGTCCTCTTTCGGCTCAATGATTATCGAACCATTACTTTGAAACTTCCATTTAATTTCTGTTGCCTCTTCTGTAAGAGTAAAGCCAGGGGGCAACATTAAATTTCCGTTTTGCTTTGGGTTTAGTGCATCCCTCACCGCCCAGAATAAATACGCTCTCATGTTTGCAAATGTATATTGGCCTGTTACATCGGTCAATTTTTCACCCTTCTCGTCGGTGGCTGCCTCACTATACTTACAAGAAAAAGCACTGTCTTTGAATTTCAATTCAACCAATCGAGAGTAAACACCTGCACCTTCACCAATTGTATCAATTTGAGCCGTTGAGCCGACATTGCGATTAAGAATATTCGCAACATTCCCTGCAACTTCCATGTGATTAGCTTCGCCACCTGAATTATTTTTGTCTATTTTGGAAATTATATCACCATAGCGATGACAATAAACCGTTGAATCCCTTCCCATACCTGCAACATCAACACCTAATTTTAAGGAATCTTTATATTTATTGCCGTTGATTTCGTGGTATTTTACCCACCTTTCCTGTGCCTGTTCAATCCAAATTTCAGGAATAAGCACGTCTTCTGAAACCTTCGGAAACTTACCCAAAACCTTTTTTCTAAAATCGTCAGTTGGTCTATACCATTGACCCTCAAATTCAAAATCGTCATGTAACTCGCTTATTTCTGACTTACTAATCTTTGAACACCAGTTTTCTATTTTGTCAAGAACCCATTCGTAATCGACTTGACCAGGAATGATTTGTTTTTTGTTGATGACATTTGGAGCGGTAAGAGAATTAAGTCGAAACTTTGCCCAACGGTCGCCCTTTTGACTTCGTGCGGCATATCCAACGGTAGTATTTGGGTTGAAAACAATTAGTATTCTTGAATTGCCTTGTAAGTTCCCTTCGATTGCCGTAAAGGTGTCATCTGAAATACCTGTTGCCTCTGTAACTACAAACATTGTGTTTACTGCGTGAAAGCCAGACCATGCTTCGTGTTGATTTTCGTCGGCTTTAAAGGCTGTAAGAAACCATTCTTCAAACTCAGTTCTAATATCATTAGCTACTAATCGACCAGGCAAATCAAAACCGTTTCTTCTTGCCCTGTTAAAAAGCCTTGAAAACTCAGGTTTCATAATATTTTCTACCTGCCGACCAGTTGGAGCAGTAAGAGCAACTTTCGTGTTTTCAATCAATTCCCCTTCCTCGTTGAATCGTGGCGTTAGGTACATGAAGCAGACCGAAGCAACGGCAGCGGTGAAATCTTTGCCTCGTGCTGTCCCAGAAGCAACACTTGTACGTGGGTTTTTCTGAACAGAGCTTAGTATTTCTTGTTGTTCTTTGTCAAGATTCACACCTAAAACCTCCTCTGCAAATAAGCACCAGTCAGACCGCCAAAGCTCATATCGCTCTTCTTTGAATTTCTGTAACTGTTCTTTCTCACTCATCTTTTGAAGTAACTTTTTTCATTAATGCCAAAAATCCACTATTAAGGCTCTCGCCATTGGTGGTATGGTCTTGCTTATTTTTCCAATCGTCTGGAAGCCTATTTGTAAGAGTAAAAATGACGGCAGCGGGATTCGGCATGATAACTTTTGTGGTTTTGGTTTTAGACTTAACCCTTCGAGCGTCCTTGCCATCTTTATCTTTTACGGTTTCATACTCAGTCTTTGTTTCAACAAACGAGTGAACATCGAGCAGTTTTGCCAATCCGCTCTTTGCCATATCTGCAAAACTTTCAAGCCTTTTTTGCTCTGACTCTTTTAACTTGTCAGAAAAGTACGTTTTCTTTTCTTTCCAGTCGTAAAAAGTGGCTTTGGTAATGCCCACCACCTTGCAAACATCTTCAATGCGATACTTGCCAGATGCAAGTAATTCGCATATTTTATCGACTATTTTGTTGCTATATTTCATAAACAAACATACAAATATTTAAGATTATATCATAATCGTAATTTGACACTCTGGCAGTTTCCGCCCCACCGATAGAATTAAAGGACATTGCGTACCTCAACCCCTAAACACTCCTAAAATCATTCTATCATTACCGTGAGGCACAACCGTTATTTAGTTGCAAAATGGATTGTATTTAGGGTTTTTATCTTGGAAATTCTCTAATTCGTAAGTATTCTGGAAACTCTTCAATATCTCCTCCATGTCTATCTTTTAGATTCATCTCTTTAGCCAAATGAGTACCAAGTTGTTTTACAAATACTGGAGTATTAGTCTGTACGCACTGATTGACTATTTTTTCAATCCACTCTAACTTACAAGGTCGGTACTTATATTGGCCGTTTTCGTTTCCGCTTTCACCGCCGACTATTACCCAATCAAAATAGTTTTGAAGTTGATATTTATTCTTTCTCCAATTAGTAGATAAAGTAATTAAAATATCAATTTCTCCATGCAAAGGCTCAATTGAAAGAAAGTACTTTTTAGACTTTGCATCTAACAAATCATACATTCTGTTTTCTGACTGTTGACTACCTACGCTTGTTCCAAGCCAAACATTATCCCATCCATCGCCCCAGTCACTCGGCAAGTGGTCTGTTATTCGCTCAGGTCTTTTTGTCAAAATTTGAAAAGTATGTTGCGGACATTTGCGAATAATATCCCAAGCCTCATTTCTGAACTGGTCGCAATCTTCATGAAAAAAATCGGTAAGCGAAGAAGTAAAAATCTTACTTGGTTCTTTGAGTTTCAACGGCAAATTAAAAACCGTTTTAGTCTTTCTAACCGTTTTGGGTTCGTATCGAGTGCCATTCAAAGATTCACGATACATATAGCAATATTTGCAATCATCATCAACTTTTGAACAGCCAACGGCTATGTTCCATGTTGCGTCTGTCCACTGGATACTTGATTTTTCTGCCATGATTTATTATTATTTTATCAACTCAGTTTTCAAATTATACTTCTCCAATAAACCATAATACTCTTTCTGGAACGCTTCCATTTCCTCATCTTTCAAGTGAGGCATAGCAAACAAAACATTGAAATACTCGTTGATTGCCATTACACCTTGATTGGATTCGTGCAAAACCGCCTCATTAAATCCGTCCAGTTGCCTTTTTATGTCTCCACGTAGGTAAACTACCATTTGCTCTTCTAAAGCGTCGTAGAGCGTCTTTAAAGCCTGTTTTGTCTTTTGCTTGAAAAGCCAACTGCTTTTAATATTTTTGTCGTCAATGTAGTTTAGTAAGAATTGACAGAGGAAGTGGAAAATTTGTATTTGGTCAGTCATGCGATGATTTTTTTAATAAGTTTTACAAATTCCTCTACATCCTTAACGAGTTCGACTCTTACTCCTTGATTGCTCCAAGTTTCATGCACGCACTTTTGCGATTCCGAAAGTTTACCTTTGCCAGCCTTCAACTCGAAGGCATAAGTACACGACTGATATACAAAAACCAAGTCGGGTACACCTGCCACAACTCCCATTCTTTTGAACATTGCACCTTCAACTACTCCACGCTTGGCAGCATTCGGCACATGAAATAAAAGTCCTTGTAGTTTCGGGTATTGGTAATTGAACCATTGCACGCACGCTATTTGTAGTGTTTGTTCTTCTCGGTTCATGTTCTGTCAAGTATTTTCATCAATTCAAGAAACTTTTCTGGATTTTCTGGCAAGTAGAAAAGGAAAAGTATTTCGTTTGATAATTCGACTGATACCGCCTTAATTATATATTCTTCGTTATCCTTTCTTTGAAGATAAAACTCAATAAACTCGTCTGACCATGATATTAAACCTTCTGAAAGTTGCTTATTCAAGCCCTTTTGGTCAAAATAGGCTATTACTGTATTTATTACGTTCATTTCCTCGTAAGTAATTTGTGAGCATCGTCACCACCTTGACAGTAGGCAGACTTTGCCAGTTTCAAAATTTCATCTCTCACCAAAACAGACAAGGCAAACTTTCTTTGAAGTTCATTCACTTGGTCGTGGATGGTTGGTTTTTTCTTCATTCGCCAGATTGAATTAGGTTTATATTTTCAAAATACATTTGAGAAAAACTAATAGCATCCCTCTCTCTATCTCTTGCCTCTTTCTTATCCTGCTTCTTTTGCTGGGCGAACATTTCTGAATGCTCAGGGCGATTAAATGCCCCTTCTACGCTTGCTTTTTCTCCAAAATGGTCTTCATCAAAAGTTTTCCATTTGTAATCAAGATACTTTTCAAAAAATTGAAAAAATGTTTGTGTATCAAATCGGTTGTAAACAATGCCTAATTCACCAGTTTTTACCATCCGAAGGCAAAGAGAAAGGTCGCTAATTGACTCGTGAGTATATTTTCGGATAAACAAATCTGCACACTCGTAAATGTCAAATTCATTCATCTTATCGGTTGTAAGCCTTATACTGGCGTTGAACATACTCAAATAAGCACAAGCCAACTTTATTGCCAGTTCGGTATCCAACTGAAAAACCTTTCTTGAATTTTGAACCTCAGCCAACGATTGCGAATTCTGAATATTGAGAGCCGCCATCTTCTGTGGTATCGGCAGATTGATTGCCAGTTCGACCGAAACGGATGTTAAATATTTCGTCAAGCCCACTGCCAACTCTTTTGAGGTAATCGCCTGAGGTTTCGCCTTTTCTATGCTGTTGCTCATTTTGCTCTGTTTTTTTGATTATGTTACCTTGAATTCTTCTTTCATTGATTGTTTTTTGAACCGACTCTAAAACCCATTGGTTGATTGCTCCATAGTCAGACTTGTACTTTTTCCCAGATGAAAGTTTGTAATTTGAAAGTTTATCAACTGCCATGTTGCAAAGTTCAAGTCCATTGTTTTTGATAAGAGTTTCTACTTCTGCGTCTAAGAGAAAAACGTTTTGGTGTTCACCATGTGGCCTTTTTTCTTTTTCGACTTGTTCACCTTCTTTCTTTTTGGCGGAAGTTTTTCTTTCTTTTTTATTTTTTTCTTCGTCTAAGGCTTTAGTTAATTCTTCTAACTTTTTGCTCAACTCTAAATTTTCACTTTGAAATTGTGTGATTAAAATTTCTTTAGAAATTTCTTCTTTATTTTCGTTTAGTTTATTTTCGTTTAGTTTAGTTTCGTTTAGTTTATTTAATGGTGGTAGGTTAGGTGGTAGGTTAGGTGGTAGGTTAGGTGGTAGGTTAGGTGGTAGGTTAGGTGTCAAAATTTGATTGCTAATTTCTTTAACCTCAGTTTCTTTTGACTTAGGTATTAAGTTAGATGTCAAAATTTGATACCTTGTTTTGTCGCCATATCCTTTACCTCCTTCCTTGAAATTAATTAGACCAAATTGCTTTAATCGGTTACGAGAAGTTTTCATCGTATTAATACTCATCCCGACATTTGCAGATACCTTTATATCTGAATGCCAAAATTCATTCACCCAACCTAAACCATTTGCTGTTTTTACTAAGTAAAAATATAGCTTGGTTTCCCAGCCCGTAAATTGAGTACCGTCATCAATTCGCCAAAAATTATTAATTAATTCGATGTAGTTCATGGCTCTAAATTTTAATTATCAACCTCTACATAAGGCGAAAAGAACTTATTGATTACCTCTTGTATTTCGCTCATTAAGTCGGAAACTGGGAAGTTTTCGTAGTTCTTGTGACTCATTTGATTTGCATAAATCGTGAAATTAAAGTGAGCCTCTGGGCTTCCATCGTTTGAACTCCAACCAGATAAGTTCTCTGAATTTTCGCCAGATTTTTGTCCATATTTTACATAAACAGGCTCAACTTCTTCAAGCAGGTTTTCGTGAATTTTGAAATGTTCCCAGAGTCCTTTTTCTAATATTTTTCGTGCGTAATCCTCTTTGAAAAACTGGCGAGCCTCTTGTTTTAATCTGTACTTTTTCATCGTTTTTATGTTTTCTTGATTGCTAATTACTCCTCAAATGATTGATACTTTGCTCTGCCCAGAACACGGCAATTTGCCTTTCCATTTCTGTGAGTGCTTTCATTGCATCTTCTTCGGATAAATCAGCCGTCTGGCTAACGAGTTGAGCCATTTGCCCACATCCACCATAAAAAGCCCTTTTAGTTTCTTGAATTTGAACTGGGTGCATATTCCACTCAGCTAATCCGACTAATTTCAAATAATTTTGATACTCTTTTTTTAGGTCGAAAGTCATAGACTTAAAAATAAAAAAGCCCTGCAAGTGAGCGAAACAAGCAGGGCAAGGTTTTTACAAACCTATTTAATGAGTGTTTTGGCTTCGCTCTCCAATACACACATTCTAATACGGCACAAAGATAATATTAATTTGCAATTACAATACAACTGTAAATAAATATTTACTGAACGACAACTGGGCAGAATGAAAACACATCCTTTGCCTTATCAATAATTTCCTGCTTGGTCTCGTCAATACTCTCTTGCAACTCCACCGAAACAAGCGTGCATCTGATTTGAGCGTCACCAGAATAATCAATATCGACTTCGATAGGCACAATATGAGTAGCCAAACCCTCAAAAACTGGCACAGTAAGCGAGAAATTATAGTTATGCTCCGATACCATCTTTTTAACTACCGAGTTCGCCACAGAGCCTTTTTTGTCGTTTGAGTTTTCAAATTGAGTATCAAACTGAGCTTTGAAGTTTTGAAGGGAGTTTACTAATTCGCTGAAAAATACTTTATCGTGAAACAAAATTCGATTCATACGCAAGATTTTAGCAAGTTCGGCAGGAGTGAAACCTTTGAAGTCGTCGTCATTAACTTTTAGCGTTGAAAAAATTGGGTCTAACTTCAAAGTGCCTTTTACGGTTGTAGCAAAGAATGAATCTTCATTAGTTGACAGTACAAGCGTGCCTGCATCTTTGTTGAAGACTACGTTTGTTCTGCTTGAGTCGTAATCGGCAACCACATCTTGAATATTGTGAAGAAACAACTCCTTACGCTTCTCATAAAACTCAAATGGCGTATTGATGTCACCCGACAAACTTAATTTTTGTGGCTCACGAATTGGAAGAGCGTCACCGTGGCGGATAATTACCTCGTTTACCTCCCCAACATTAAAAAAGAACTGTTCTGCTTTTTCTGACATGATTTTGAAAATTACAAAGTGAAAATTTGATTAATTACTGATTAGTTTAGGATGTGAGAGCCTTGACGAAGTTCTTTTTTGCTCATTGGTCTTTCGTCAACCATATCGCCGTCTTGATTCCAGAACTCGACTCTTTCGACTGCGTAGTTCATAATGACCTTGACTTTTTCAGTCTTATCAACATAGCCAGCTTTCAAGTCAAATCTTGTGGCTTTATCTTCGTCAACTTTCTCTTTGATTTTCTTATTCTCACGAGAATTATGCTCTTTCAAGTCTTTTTTCAGACTATCAACTTCATTGTTTAGTGAAATTGAACGCTCTTTCATTTCTGCCTTTTCTTCGTCACCAAACCAGTGCCTCCATTCGTGTGTAACTAACTCGTCTATATCAAACTGACCTTTTGTTGCTTTCATTTCTCTGTGTTTTTTATGGTTTTTGAATTATTTAAGATGCTTTTTTGCTTCGTGTGAGTTGTAATTTTGTCTCTTTTCTGACGTTTCCGTCTTTAGTTACCCACTCGTCAAGTTGCTTTTTGAGAAAATAAATCTTTCCCATTTTTTTGAATCGAGGAACTGATTTGTTTTGGTAAAGCGTGCCTTTTGTTGATTTAATGTACTTGGCCGCTTCTTCAATGTTCATTATTTCGTCCTCCTGCTTTTGTGCCTCAACATTTTGCAAATGATGAAGCACCATATCCATTTTTTTACTCAACATAGCAATTGCTTGTGGTAAATTATCGAATGAGATTTCCATGTTATTCGATTATTTCGTTCGGTAACGGAATGAGACAATCAAGATAATTGACCGCCCAAATCCTTATGTTATTCAAATACTCTTCGTATTCTGCCGTGTTTAATTCAGTTGTTGACCTTCCGAAAGTTTGAATCTCACCAGTAGCCCTGTTGGCTCTTTCATAAGGCAAAAATTTATACTTGCAGACCTCGTGCATTTCTTCGGGCGTGAATCCTGTTGTTTCAGAAAGATATTTCAACACAACACCATGATAGTACCTATTTTGCGGACTCGAACGCTTTTTGCTGTACTTCTCAATTTTGATTAGCTTAGTGCCTTTCATCATTTTTAGCACTTCAAAGAGCTTTTGTTTGCTTGAAATCTTGTCAAAGTCTGTGATTAAGTCCATAATTTTAAAAAGGTGAAATGTCGAAATTCTCAATTATGTACCCATCTTTGGCAACGTGAACAGCTTTTCCTGTCAATTCCTCAACTTCTTTTTTGAAAAGTTTTTCATCAGAATTACTGTCACTTAGGTGAATCAAAACAATATTGTTGACCTTTTTCAAGTCGTTTGCTTTCAAAAATCCCTTGCAGTTTTCAAGCGAAAAGTGACTTTCAATTACTCGATTTCTCAAAAACATTGGTGATTTGCCGTCAATTACTCTTTGGTCAAGAATCGCTTTTGAATAGTTGGCTTCAACGATAAAATTGTTTACTCCTGGGAAAGTGTAATTGCAATAATAAGTATCTGTTATGAAGCAAATTAGACCAGTTTCGCTATGCTTAATCAAGAAACCGAAACACTTTACGTCGTGGTTGACTGGGAACGGCATAATGTCAAAATTACCTATCTTACATCTTAGCTTTTCAGATATTTGGTTGGCGTTGTGGTGTCCATCAAAACCACATTCATAAAATGCCTCATAACTTGAATAAACATTGATACCTGCATTCAAAACCCTTTCAAGGCTTTTGGAATGGTCGCCATGCGAGTGACTCATCAGACACCCGACTACTTTCCTAAGATTATAGTCGAGTGCTTTTTGAATCTTGTCAAACTTAACTCCACACTCGATTATTAGTGCTTCGGTTTTGTTTGACAGTACATAGCAATTTCCTTTTGAGCCTGTGCCGATTACTTGAAGTTTCATCAGAATAATGGCTTAATTGGATTTACAGCTTCTTGGACTGGCTCTTGGATTGGAGTTTTTGTCTCTTCCATCACAACGACATCATCAAATGCAATTTCTTGCTTATTGGCATTCTCTTTGACAACTTGGCTTACTGATGCCGTTGTTTGGTCTTCGCTGTCGCTGAAAAGTGCTTCATCATTTGACGAGCCGATTCTAATTTTCAGCAAGCGATTAATGACTGTTTTTTTACTCATCTCATCGGGAAAATTCTTGTGAGCTGGCGACTGACCTTTTGTAGCTCCTTGTTGCCAAGATTTTTCAATCTGCTCTTTGGTCATAATCTCAGTATCGAAAGTGCCATCCGCAAGCGTGGCGATGGCATACGCTCCAAGAATATTACCCATACTGACATTTTCAAACTTTGGAACGTGCTTTGTAATTTTCATTCTACCAGTTTGCACGTCGGTTTCATACTCAAAAACATCGTTTTTATAGATAACCTGTGCCTTTACGTCCAAAACGCCTGCATCCCTTTTGGCTATGGCAATTGTGCCAATATAGCTTTCTGAAAACTCTAATTTTGTGCCGTAAGGGATGAAATATCCCTGCCCTTTTACAACTGAAAGGCCCTTCAAAACCATCCCTAAAAATGCGTTGGCAACGCTTTCCTTTGTACAAACTTCGAGTGCTGGTTTTCCGTTTCTGTCAGTTACTTCCTGTAAAACTAACCAAGCTGAACGTACAGCGTTTTCGGGAATATAGTTTGGAGGCAACTTAATTTCACCAGTGGTCACAAATTCATTAACTCTACTGATAATTGCATCAACTGTCTTCTCACTTGTTTTTGCTACTGCTGTTGTTGTGGTTGCTGTTTGCTCTGCCATTTTTGCTTTTTGTTTATTTGTTATTGAAATTTTGTTCGACTCTCCATTCGTGGAGAGTCGGTTTACTCGACATTGATGTCGAATGAATTAAGCTACTCGTAAAACTGTATCTTCTGGCGAAACAAAAAGGTTGATTGTTTGTGAATCAGTCGAAGGTACTTTAGTCGTCGATTCTCTATTATCTAAGAAAATCGGAGCAGTCACTTGATACTGGCCACCCAAAACGTTGATAATTTCAAGACCTGCCGCAACTTTGCTTCCTGTGTTTGCATCTGCCCACGGCACGCCATTGACGAGCGTTTCACAGCACTCTGATTCACCGCCATTTACCTGAGTTTCAAACATCTTGAAAGTGATTGTTTGGAACTTTGAATTGATAGCCTCCTCAATGCTACTCATGCGTGCCTTGACAAAGTTTTGAATTATAAACTCTTGCTTTTCAAGTTGCGAAAGTTCCTGCGATTTCTTTTTCTCTTGTGCTTTGAGTTCATCAATTCGCTGATAGGTACGCTTTTCACTATCACGTTTGACAATTAAGCCTTTCAATCGGTCGATTTCGTCGGCGGCTTCACGTTTTCTTTTCAAAGATTCAGCAGAAATTTCGGTGTCAGATTTTGAAAGGAGGTCTGAAATTTCACGTTCTTTTGCTCTGATTAAGTCAGAAATACTGTTGAACTCTGGTGTACTTTCAAAACCTTGCACCTCTTGCTCTTGTGGATTATTTTGTAACTCAGCAAGTTGCTTTTTCAAATTATCAATTGATACTTCGAGCGTGCCAATTTCAGTTTTTACATCCAAAATTCTTGCTTCATTGGCTTCAATTTTGCCTTTTGTACCAACACCCACTTCATTGATATACTGTAAGTTTTTGGTCTTTTGGCTGTTAAAGTTTTCTACCATTTCGGCTTTCTTTGCCTCCACGTCATCAGTATCATGTACACGCTTACAAGTTGGGCAAGTGAACTGGCTTTCATCAAAAACTAATTCTTTTTCATTTTCAACTTGCCATTTTTCTCGCAACTCCAAGATTCTGCCGTTGTTGATTTCGTTTTCCGCAGTCAATTGCTTGACTTCATTATGATAGCCATTAAGCCACTTTTCACACTCAACAATGTCTTTTTTCAATACATTGATAGCTGTTTGCTTTTCAATATTTTTATTGCTTATTGAGGTAGTGAAAATGTTATTGGCATTCGTCAGTTTTAATTTCAACTGAAACAACTCTTCATTTTTAGCAATCACAACATTTTGACTTTCTTGCTTTTGCTTCAAAATGTTTTGGGTAGCTTCCTCAATCACTGACATTTCGGATTCTTTCAACTTCAAAGCGTGGTCGATTCCGTGGAAGTCTTGACCAGAAATTGAGCGTAAAAGCTCGTCAATTCGTGAGGGGATTTGAGCCAAAGAGTCTTTCAGTAGTTTCTTTTTTGCTGAAATTTCTTTCTTGAACTCTTCGAGAGTTTTATTTTGCAACTGACTCAAAAGCTCCTGAAAATCTTTGTTGCCAATAGCAATTTCGTTATCCGAGATACTTTTCACTAAGCTGGTCAAAATAGCTCTTCTATCCTGCCATTTCAAAGCGTTGAAGTGCATTGGATTTGTCAATAGCTTGAAAGTGTTTTCATTCAAGATTTGACCGATTTTATCTTGAAAATCTTTCTGTTGAAGCGGAACATCATTCCAAAAGTAAAGTGTTTCGTTACCTGTGTATTCTGCCTCTTCTGAACCTTTTTTCTTTGTCCATTTTTCCTTGTACACACGCTTCAAAGTAGTTTCTGAGCCGTCAACTTCGATAATTGCAGAAACTTCATGCTCTTGACGGTTAAGAGAAACTTCAACCGTATTTTTGATATTGAAATCTTTTCTATCTTCGGCATTTTTGCCAAATAACAACCAACAAAATGCGTCATAAATAGTTGTTTTCCCTGTGCCATTTGCACCAAAAATGCTTGTTTTTTCGTTGAAATTGACAAATAACTGCTTGATGCCTTTGAAGTTAGTAATCGAAATTTGATTGATTTTAATATTCATTTGATTAGTGTTTTTACTGGTTGATAAAATTATAATCTGGTTTCATCTTCGGCACTGTAAAGCTCCGCTTTCAATCGCTCGTTTTCTTTTTTCAAGCTCTCTACTTTTCCTTCTAAGGCTTCAACTTCTGAAATAAATTGAGTGATAATATCGTCGATGAAAGCCTGCGATTTGGCTGCTTCTTTTTTGAGCAATAGGTTTTTCATTTGAATATGGTTCTGATTGTGAAGTAAGCGAAAGCCAGTAGTCCGAAATACGGAAATAGGCCGTCAAGTTTTTGATATAATTTATTCATTTTCCGAGGGCTTCAAAGAAGCAGTAAAAGCCATACACCACACCGCATGCACTAATAATAAATATTAAAAGGCCCCACACACAACCAGAATTATCACTATCGAACTGGATTTGGTCGTGACGTTCGTTATAGTACTTATCCTCAACTGGTTTTTTGGTGTTTACCAGTGCCATAACAGCAAGAAAGACTACAATAACAATTAAAATGATTTGAACGGTGTCGAATGAGATTGTCATGCTTTTTCAATGTTTTCAATATTATGATAATAAAAACTCAATTCTACTGGCTTGTCTCGTTGCTGAACGATAGTAACTCTGACAGCTTTGTTTTGCCATCTGTCGAATAAGCCTTTTATTTCTTCGACTGCCTTTAGCTTGCCTTTTTCGGGGAGGGGTTTACCATTAAGGCTTGACGGCTTCGAGTGGATTACTAAACTTTGTCCAACTCGCAGTTCGTGGAGCTTTACCATGCTAAATCGTAGATTGAAAGTGAGTAGGACGTTTCAGAATCGGTGTCCTTTACGAATATTGACAAGCCACTCGTGAACTCGTCAATCATCTTTTCAATTCTTACGCTGATTGTTTCGGTAGCTGAAATTCTAAAGGCCAAAATCCCCTTTCTTACTCCTTTTAGGTACGCCCATGCCAGTTTTAGTGCGTAATACCAATTTTGTAGGCATTTATCGACAATTGAACGATAAATAATGCGTGCCAAGTCGCACGCTTGTTTTGCATTTGTGATTAAAAAACTTACCTTTGTCATGCTTTTTGTTATTTATTAAGTTGTTGAATGCCCAGATTGCCGTCTGGGTGTTTTTTTTGTGCCTTGTTTTACGGTTTGAAAAAGTACCCTCTCAAATCAGAGAGGGCTTTGTTATTTCCATAACCACTAAAACTTACTTATCTTACCTCCCAGTGCTTTAGTTGGGTTTTTCGCAAAAGTGAAATTCCAATCATTTTCCCATCACTGTAATTCCTTTTATAGTCTTCTTGAAAAATGGTGTACTTTTTCAAGCCTCTACTTATGTTGTTTGCCTCTTCTCTTGTTTCGCAAGGTTCGTCTACGACCTCTGAAACAACCCTAAAAATCCAGTATTTTGATGGCAACTTTCCCATTATTATCTTTTTTTTCGGTCGAATAAAGTGCCTCCCCAAATTAGAGGAGGTTTTACGTTTTAGCTATTTATTCAACCTCATCAAAACACTATACTTCTAATCTTTTATAGCCGATTCTTTTTTCGTCCCACTGTGCTGTTTTCATCGGCACTCTATCGGCTCTAATTTCTGTCTTGTAAGGCTTTACGCCATCGTAAACCATAAAATAAACAGTGTCCTTGAAATCTTGTCTAATGGGGCCATTGAAAGGCTTATTAACTCCTACTGCCCAGTTGTTTA